TGATGATTTACCAGGAAGTTATTGGGCAGGTGTTTATGCCTCTACTTCAAACGCAGAAGAAACAGAAGATTATATAAAATCAGCAAGAACTACTGCTGATATTGCTTTCTCTGCTTCAAAGTTGATTGAAGAAAACAGTTTATTAGTTGACTTAACTCCAACAGGGAAAGCACAAAAGACTGATGAGAATACTGCAATTATCTGGAAAGTTTTACAAGATTTAAAAGTAAGAGACAAAAAGAATTATTGGGTTGAGTCTGTTTATGCAGAGATTGGTAAAGGTGAAACTATCAAAGTTTATCAGAGACATGAATTACCAACTGCACCTAAGAAGATACAACCAAGTATTGTTTTATCTACACCAACAAAGGTGCAATCAGTTGATAATACTATCTACTATGTTGCAAAGTTCAATGGTGTGGGTGGTGAAAGTATAGGTTCCGATAGAGACTATGACCCGCGTGTATTCGATATCGTTATGAAAATGAGAAAGATGAATCCTACTACTAATATTTGTTTGATATGTCATTACGATAAAGTATCAACAACACAATTAGATGTGTTAAGAGAATACAAAACTAATCACATGTTTGTTGACCAAACAAATAAGAATATTGATAACTTAAACATGTTAAAAGGTGAGAATTACGAATATGTTGATAACGATTATTTTGATTGGTTAGACATTGTTCACTTACCACAAAAAACTAAATCAGAGAGTAAAAATGAATTTGTCAGAATATAGAAGATACGAATTAACAGAAGAAGATTACAATAGAATTCACAAATTTGTATTATCACTTTGGAATTGTTGTCAAGCAAATATCGAGTTATGGAAATCTGATATGCCATATTTTCAACCTGTTTGGAGATTGATGATATATCAAACTATATGTAAATCATTACATAAAGAATTACCATACACATTGTCTACTGGAGATAAGTCAAAGAAAAAAACTTTTGACCATGCATACTCACCAGGTCCACACTCAGATTTGATTATTGAATATTCAGATGAGTTTCTATCAGGAGAATTTCATAAAGACCACATCTTTGTTAGATTCTTTCATTTTATGTGTCATGGTGTTTATGTAACATCTAAGATTAATACTGCATTAAGAGGTTTTAACGGTAAGATTTTACAGAAAGATAAGTATAACCTACTTTTAGAAGAGAATCCAGATTGGACTTTCATAGAGAAATTTGAAAATGGTGGTATTGAGATACATGCCTCAGACCCTATTTTCTATACTGAGACTTATACAGAGTATGAGTCAAGGTCAATAAAAGCATAAATAGATGTATACAATATGTTTTTAGTATTATGGCGAAGAATTTAAAAAGTGATGAAGTAATAAGTATGATTTCAAAGAAGATAGCTTTGAAAAAGGAACTTCGCACGGCCAAAAAAGAGTCAGACGAAAAGACTATCACCAAATTATCTGAAAAAATAGATAAAATCGAAGACAAATTACACTCCACTCCGCTTTCAAAAACCTAAATAAAGGTATTAAAACCTTATTGAGGACTTAACATGGGTGTATACCAAGACGAAATAGACAATAACATTCAACCAATGATTGATAAATTTACTGCTGATAAGGCAGAGATAGTTATCAAAATTAACTTTTTAGAAGGATTAGGAACATCTTTTTCCGTATCAGACTTTCATACAGCAGCTCAAGCACACTCAGAGTCAGTTATAAATGACATGTATGAATCAGATACTAGTGGTGCAACTGATTCAGATTTAAGAGACTATGTTGCAAAACTTATAGTTAACTTAAAAAGACAACATGGTGGTTCAGAGTATATTGGTTCACAAACAACTTTACTAGGTGATAGTCTTTCTAAGGGTTCAACTACAGATGATAGTGATACATATTGGAGAGAATCAAACCTTACTAAAGATATAGCTGCTTTAGAATCTAAAAAGGCATCATGGTTATTAAAAGAATCCGATGCAACTGATACCACAGCATATGATACAATGCCTCAACATCAACAAGGCAAACCATCTGGTTGGTAAGTTAAAAATTACATAAATAGTAGACAAACACATTAAAAATGGTGTATAATCTACTATTATGGGCGCAAAAAACCTACATTTAGAACATTTAGAAGACGAAATCATTAATCAAGGGATTGATGGAGGTCGTGGTGCAATAAACTTTCTTCAAGGTCTCAGAGACATGATGAAAGGAAATTCAAACAGTTCTGTTAATATGACCGTCAAATGGGACGGAGCACCTGCAATCTTTTGTGGAAAACATCCAGAAACAGGTCAATTCTTTGTTGCAAAGAAATCTCTTTTCAATAAAACACCACTTTACTACACATCAGAGTCAGAAATAAACAATGCTTCTGAACTCTCAGGTCAACTCAAAGAAAAGTTTTTAACATCATTCAAATATCTATCTAAACTATCTTGGAACACAATCATGCAAGGTGATTTAATGTATACAGATGATAAGAAGATGCAGAAGATTGATGGTAAGTCTTATGTTACATTTCAACCAAACACTATTCTATATGCAGTAGATATCAACTCAGACTTAGGTAAACAAATTGCAAACTCTAAAATGGGAATAGTTTTCCACACCACATATTCAGGTGGAACTATAGAAGATTTATCTGCAAGTTTTGGTGCCAAAACATCGAGTCTTGGAAGTTCATCAGATGTATGGATTGATGATGCAACTTATAAAGATGTATCAGGTAATTCCACCATGACTGCAAAAGAAACACTTAAACTTACACAAGTATTGTCTGCAACAGGTAAAGCATTTCATGGAATCACACGAAAAGATTTACAGAAGTTTATGCAACTACAGGCAACGATACAACAGAAAGGTGCAGGTGCATCATACAAGACATATTGTAATGCACAAATCAGAGGTGGTTCTTACAAACCAACATATGCAGGATACATGAAACACTTTGAGAACTATTGGAGAGATAAAGTAGTTGGCAAAGTTAAAATGGAAAAGACAAAAGAGATTAAGAGAGAGATTGGTGAACAACTATACAACGAACTTCGTGCATTAAACAAGTTCATAACCAATCTAACAAAGTTCATGGAGAATCTAGTCATTGCAAAACAGATTATTATCGTTGCACTAAATAGAGTAAAGAGTATAGGAACTTTTAAAAAGACTGCAACAGGTTTTGAAGCGGTGAATCCAGAAGGATATGTTGCAATCGATAGAACAGGAAGTGCCGTCAAACTTGTAGATAGAATGGAGTTTGCATTCAATAACTTCACGGCACAAAAGAATTGGGACAAATAATATGAAAGGTGCAGTATTCACATTTGGAAGATTTAATCCACCAACAACAGGTCATGCAAAGTTAGTAGATAAACTTAAAAAGGCCTCAGGTGGTGGTTACAATGTATTATTGTTCACATCACACTCAAACGATAGAAAGAAAAATCCACTTTCACATAAACAAAAGATATCATATCTAAGAAAATTCTTTGGTCGAATCGTAGTCGATGCAGATGCTAGAACTGTATTCGATATCTGTAACGAACTACAAAAACAAAAATACACTCACATTAGAATGGTTGTTGGTTCAGATAGAGTCAAAGAATTTGATAATCTTATTAAGAAATACAATGGTGTTAAAGCAAGACATGGATTTTATAAGTTCGAAGAGATAGAAATCATATCTGCAGGTGAACGAGACCCCGATGCAGATGATGTATCAGGAATGTCTGCATCAAAAATGAGAGCATATGCAGAAGACGGTGACTTTGATAATTTCAAACAAGGTGTTCCAACTAGAAACAAAAAAGATATAGAAAACTTATACAAAGATATCAGAAAAGGTATGGGTATTGTAGAAGAAACTATGCCTTGGTATATGGTTGAAGACTTAATTGCAGAGGGTGTTTATGACCCAGGAACATTTAAGGCAGTTTTCTTAATGGGTGGTCCTGGTTCTGGAAAATCTACAGTTGTTAACAAACTAGGTCTTAAAGCATTAGGGTTGAAACTTGTCAATACAGATAGTGCTTTTGAATCAGGTCTAAAGAAAGCGGGATTATCCCTAGATTTAAGAAAAATTGACCCACAAGTAAGAGATGGTATTCGTGCAAAGGCCAAAAAGATTACAGGGAAAAACTTAGATGCATACATTAACGGAAGATTAGGTCTTATCTTTGATACAACTTCTGCAAAGTCAGGAAAGATTTCAAACTATAAGAAGATGTTAGACACATTAGGTTATGAATACAAAATGGTCTATGTCAATGCAAGTCTCAGTAATGCACAAAAAAGAAATGAGATGAGGGCAAGAAAACTTCCACCTGAAATCGTAGAAAAGGATTGGAAGTCAGCACAAAAGAATCTAAAACAATTCAAGTCAATGTTCAAAAGTGATTTCATTGAAGTTAAGAACGATGATGATATAAGTTCCTTAGATGCAAAGGCATCAAAACTATTCAGTTACTTACAAGGTTGGTCATCTAAGTTCCCTTCAAATAAAATTGCAACTGCATGGAGAGAACAAGAACTATTATACAAATCACAACGAAATACAGGTTTAAAAGAACAAGCACCAAACACTAAAGATGCAATGGCACGACATAAGGCAGGCAAGGCAGGATTCTCAGATATTGCACATCTAAAAGCAAAAGGTATGATACCAAGGTCAGATGGTGAGAAGAAGAAATCACCAAAGTATGAGAAGTTAAACCCTAAAAAAGACGATGCAGGTGATTACATAAAAGATTTTCAAAAGTCTGATGCACCACAATTCAAAGGTAAATCAGATGAGAAGATTAGGAAGATGGCTCTGGCTGCTTACCTATCAGCAAAAAAGGATAAATAGTTATTATGGATATACTAGACCAAAATATTGCAGAGGCAAAGAAAGTTAAACAAGACAAAGATGTAAAGTCTCGTGATGGAACTCAACCTAAGAAATATTTTGACAAGAAAGGTGATGATAAACTTGCAAAGTCTACTAAACAAGATAGAGCAAGACACTTTGAAAAGGGTGCAAAGATGTCAGATGATAATCCAGATGCATACAAACCAGCACCAGGTGATGCAAAAGCAGAAACCAAACCATCAAAACATACAAAGAAATTCAAAAAGATGTTCGGAGAATCCGAGATAGAAGAGGGTTCAGCTGCCGATAAATCTCTACAAAAGAAAGCAGACAAATCAGGCATATCAAAAAGTATACTCAAACAAGTATACAATAGAGGTGTCGCAGCGTGGAGAACTGGTCATAGACCAGGCACAACTCCTGAGCAATGGGGACATGCACGCGTGAACAGTTTTATAACAAAAGGTAAAGGAACATGGGGTAAGGCAGACAAAGACCTTGCAGATAAAGTTCGTGGTGCAAGTGAAGAAGTTGTTAAAGAAGACAATGTTGCAGTTAGAACTGCCCTTGCAAAGGCAAAACAAGTCGACCAAATGGAGAAGTTAAAACTCCAACATCAAAAAGAGATTGAGGCACTTCAGGCAGAACACGAAAGAGAAAACGAAGGACTTGCTCAAGCAAAAGAAAAAGAATCTCAGAACATGGCAATTCAGAAACAAAGAGAGGCAGAGAGAAAGGCTGCCGAAAAGTCAAACACTTCTGAGTCAGTTGAAGAAGGAAAACTTGTTGCAAACACAATGGATATTATAGATGTAGTTATGAAAAGAATTACACAAACCGTTGAAAAAGAAATGCAGAAAAGTAAAGAAAAAGGAATTGCAATGTTGAACGACCTTGGTAAAAGGGTTGGTCATAAAGTTACAGATAAGAAACAAGAGAAAGGAAAACTTTTCCTTAAATTCGGTGAAGAGTTAGAAGAAGCAAAGTATACTAACATACATAACAAAATTAAAAACATTAGAAATCTAAAAAGAAAAGAATCAGAGTTTATTGCAAACATAGACCCAGCAGTAATGGGTCAAGTAGTCAAGGCACTTGCACCTATGTTTGGTTTAAAAGAAGAAATGATGCCAGGTAAAGGTAATGTTTCTGATGATGGTGTTTGTGAATTCGGAAAAGATGAAACTAGAAAGAGATATCAAGCAGACACACCAGGTCAATCAACAGAAGACTATGTAAAAGAAACTGAAAAAGCATTCCACGAACAAAAACAAAAAACAAAGAAAAACTTTAAAGATGTATTTCAGAATCCTTTGAAAGGATATCCTGCAAACGAAGACTTTGAAGTAAAAGAAATTAAATAACATGAAAACTTTGAAAGAGGTTGCCATATCGGAAACTCTCCAAGATATGCAATCCAATCACATCAACATATTAGATAATCCATTCAGATTAGGTTCTATGATGTATTTTGAATGCATCAAAGAGGCAAGACGATTGGTATCTGAAAACAAATATACACTAACAGAAGTAGACAAAAACATCTTAGAGACTGATATAGGGTCATTTGAAGTATATGAGGGTGAATTGGTGCCTTTAGACTGCCCTATGTTTGCAGAGGAAGAAGAGAAAGAACTAAACAAACCTAAAAGAGGTGGTCCTAAGAAATACTATGTCTATGTAAAAGACGGTGATAAGATAAAGAAAATCACATGGGGAGATACCACAGGTCTTAAAGTAAAGTTAGACAATCCAAAAGCACGAAAATCATTCGCTGCTCGTCATCAATGTGACCAACAAAACGACAAAACAACAGCATCATATTGGGCATGTAGATTGCCTCATTATGCAAAACAATTAGGTTTATCAGGTGGAGGAGACTTTTTCTGGTAAACTATATACTTATATCATGGAAGAAAGAAAAAGAGAATTACATCATAATTATGCACAAGACAACAGACTTGCAGAAATTTATTTAACAGAAGATGGTTGGGAAGTCGACTTATTAGAAGACGACATGTTTATAGAAACAAGAAAGGTCTATGCATTTTCAGAAAGTTACGCAGAAGATGTTGCAGATAATTGGTGTCAAGGTATAATTAAAATAGGAAATAACGGACATAAAGGTTATTATGGTTATAACACAAAAACTGAAAATTATTATCCTGAAATAGATGACTAAACCTTACAAAGAAGAGATTTTAGAACAACATGGAACAGGAAGAATGTTCAAAATTAGAACATTCGAAAGTGAAGTTGACGATACAGAACTTATCTGGCATAGAGATAAGAAAAGCAGAACAGTTCATGTATTGTCAGGAAATGGGTGGAAACTACAATTAGATGATGAATTACCAAAAGAATTACACATTGGTAAAGACTACTTCATCATTAAAAATAGTTACCATAGATTAATTAAAGGAGAGAATAACCTAATAATTCGTATAGAAGAGTAGGTTATGAACTAAAATATATTATAAATAATACTATGAGTTATAAGTCAGAAAACTGGAAAGAAAAACTGGAAGAAGTGCGTTCACATGTGGCTCTGAGAGAGGGTTCTGTGGAAAAATCTGCAGATGATATTCTTAACCAAGAAATTGAAGAAGAATTAAGACTTTTTGAAGACGAAACAAAAGAGATTGTTCTTGAAGCATCTTCAGGTGATATGATTAAGAAAGTTTTTAATACCAAGAGTGAAACAGAATCACTAGGTATTGCAAAACTTCTTAGTATGACTGATGTTAAAGTTGCACTTCAGATGCAGAAACAAAATCCAAATGGGTTTAAGAAAACAGTTTTTGCTATGGGTGCCGACAACAGCATGAGAGACTATATCAAAGATAAAGAACTTCAAAAGATGTTCAAAAAGGCAGGTGTAAAACCTTTACCTGAAGAACAAGAAGTTACAGAAGAAAAACTTTCAGTAGAGAAGACTATCACAAAACTCACAGAAAAAAATATGTTAGGTCGTCTATCTAAGTCTTTAAGACTAGACGAAGAGGGCAAAGAAAAATTATTCAACTATTTTGATAAAGGGGAATTAGAACAATGAAATTTACATCATTAGGTTTATCAGACGACCTTTTAGAAGCATCTAAACAAGTCTTACAAAATTCAAAAGAATACGAAGATTTCTTTAAAGCATCTTTAAAGAAATTTAATGTATCATCACCTGCTGATTTCAAATCAGACGAAGAGAAAAAGAAGTTCTTTGATTACATAGAAAAGAACTATAAAGGTGAGAAGTCAGAAGAAGCAGAAGTCAAAGAAAAGGCGAAACCTGCAAAAAAGTTCATTAAACTTGGCGATAACGCTGAAAAAAAAAATCTAACGACTGAGAAACTAAATCCAAAGAAACAAGAACAAATCATTGACTTGTATAATAAGTTAATGGATGTAAAACATGGTGGTTCTGAGTTTAAAAAGATTAAAGACCAGATTGCCAAGTTACAGAAAGAAGATATCTCAGAATCATCAAGAGCATATTTCAAACAAATAGATGACCTCACTAAAAAACATGGTGAAGAAGAGGCATTTATGTATAAATCACCTAAATTAAACAAAATGATTAGTGACCTTAAAAAGGTTATTGCAAGTGAAGTTAAAGCAGGATTTAAAGATTCTAAAAAATATGGTGATAAAGTCATCAAACACTTGCAAAAGATGGAAGTTATGGTCTATAATGACAATGTGGTAATGACAAACAACATGCATAGTAAGTTCTCGAATGATTGGGAAGGAGATACAGCATTCAGAGAAGATATGGCATCAGTTATCATTAAACACGATGATATATTAGCACACGCAATATTTGGAGTATAACATGGCATCAATTTGGCAAGACATCAAAGAACGAAAGATACTAGACAAAGATGGTAAAGTTGACCCATTAGGACCTTACGGTAAACAAAAACTTACAGGTCAAGAGGTTGCACAATACTTTAGAAAAAATAAAGTATCAGATGCCAAAGTCAAAAGAGCAGTAGAAGTTGCACTTGATTTAGGTGGTGCAGATACAATTGCTCGTAAAGAAATCAAAAAGTTTTTTGGTGATAAAATACTCAAATCAAAAGAAGTTCAGAATGCATTAAAATATGCCAATGAAGAAGTAACAGAGAGTTACAGAGACATCATCAAAATGTATCCAAGAGATAATGATTGGAAAAAACTTATCACAAAACATAAAAGACACCTTGATGACTTTCAAAAAGGTAAAAAAGATTTAGATACTAAAGTAGAAGATGAACTCATAACATGGGCATTAGACAATGGTGAGATTAGTAACAAAGGTGAAGTAGAAGACTTCATAGACCAAGTTCTAAATGCATCTTATCAACCAAAAGGCAACTCTATAAACGAATTAAATGGTCAAACAGGTCCAGTTTTAAATATAAGATACAGACCTGGCAGAGGTTCAAGTCATTCTACAATTCAAAAGTCTCAGTTATACGATGATATTATTAATAACAAAAAACATTGGTCAATAACTGCAAACACCAATTCATTAGAGTTTAGACTTCCACACCCTAAAGGAAGAGACGATGACAAAAAAGATTTCCAAGCATTGATTGATGGTGCAAAAGGAAATGTTTCTAGTCTTATCAGAGGTGGTGGTCTTACAAAATCAGAAGTTATGGAATTGAAAAGAGACTATGAAAAAGCAATCAAAGCTTTCAAAGGTGATAAAGTAGTATCACAAGACCATTCAATTTATGTTTCTGCTAAAAAACCAGGTGGTATGAAAGTAGAAGCAGGTCTTCTTGCAATGTTAAAAGCACTAGATGAATTTGGTATGAGAAATCATGTTAGTGTATCAGGAAGAGATAATGTATTGACACAAATCCAAGATGCTGGTCAATACGAATCAACTGAACATAAAGGAACTCCTTTACAAGAAAAGGTTGAGTATGTAGAGTATAAGTTTAGAAACAAAAGAGATGCTCAGAAAGCATTAGACTATTTCAAAAAACAGAATTTAATCAAACTTGATATCAATGATGATAACCTTAATGGTGGTGAAATTGCAGTAGACGCTGGTAACAAAGACATGTCCAAGTATCACAAAGAAGTGGTGAGAAAGTTCAAACCAAAAGTCCAAGTTCAAGAAGGAAAAGTCCATGATTCTATTATCAGAAGAGACTTCCCAAATGTATGGTCTGCTTCTGCAAAAGATAAGAATGTTCTTAAAAACTTCCATGCAGTAGTAGATACTAGAAATCATAAGAAGATGAAAGATGCATACAAGAAAGATATGAAGGCTTTTGTTGATTCACTTAAAGAACAAAATTTGATGAACACATATCGTCAGATGTGGCAAGATGGTCAGAAGTATGCACCTGAAACAGTCTCAGAAGGAAAAGAATTCAAACAAAGTGATATCGATAAAGTTGCAAAACTTACCGATAGAAACGAACACACCAAATCACTTATTCACATTGCAAAAGTAATGGGTGACAAACGCTCATTCAAAAAATTAGAACTTATTGACAAATTGCATAATGAATATGGTCATTTACATTCAGGTCTTAAATCTATGAGAGATGAAGTCTATCAAGACCTTAAAGACGGAATGAAGAAGTATGACAATGGTCAAGATATGTATGGAGCAACATAATGTCAAAATATAAAAGTCTAGTTCGAGTAATTAAAGAACATAATACACCAGTTGACCTTAATGAGGTTCAAAAGAAAGAAGTTGATTCAATGAAAAAACTTTCTAAAGACATGCAAAAAGTCTTGAAAGGATATCAACAGATTGTAAAAACAGGTGATAAAACATTATCTGATAAACAATTCAATTACGAATACGAAACAATTTTACAAGCAAGAGATACAATTATTCAATTGATTGGTCGACTTGAAACTAAAATGATAACCCAACAGAAAATGAGGGGAGAAGAAGTCGAACTAGAAGAAAAACTAGGTTATAATGGTAATTATCAGAGAAAAAGTAAATACGATGGTAAAAAGTTTG